CCAACACCCAATTTTCTCCGAAATTGGGAGAGCAATAAGCTCACGACCGCACTCACTCGGGTTTTCGGTCGCCTCTACTCCAACCATCAATTGTTGATTCCTCCTGGTGAGATCCTGCCCATGTGGGTTCCGTGCCATAAACATTACCGCTTAGAATATTTGAAACTTCACCGAGTAAAACTTATATCTGATAAAATAACTGCTACCATGCGCACGGATGGTAACTGGAACGAGAACGTTTTCCTGACCACATACAGGAATCTGGTCTCTGGTAACAACCAAACCAGTATGGGTCATAAACTCTCAGATCCCGCGATGAACGATTACCTACCGCTCATCCGGCAAAGAGTTCTTGACTTCCGTGCATCTACCAGGGTGTCTGAGTGACTGCTTAAGCAACGCACGGCCTGTCAAAGTCTGGCTCAGCCCAGACTAGATTGGCCGGCCTTTCATGGCCCTTTATTGGAAAATGAAGGGTTAACGTTGCATTATAAAGGCAGGAGCTTGAGGCACCCTAACTGTTATGTGGGGCCGGCCGGAGTGGTCGACCAGTGGAGCTGTTTCAACTCCTCATCACACAATTTGTACTTGGGAATCGTTAATCGTGTTCTCATGATCAAGAACCCAGGCTTTGACTACTGGGAGGTAATTGGGAATCATCCTTGCCTTCCTGACAAGTTGAGGCGTGGTCTAGAGTCTTGTCCTATGCTTGACGTGTCTGATGACTCGTTCTTTCATAGCACCAGATTACAACCCGTGTGGTTTCAGGAGATGCAGAGTATTTGCAAGAGATTGTGCAGGGAAGTCAGAGTTACGAAATTGAGCCCTGAAGAGTTCGTGGAATCTAGGCCCTCGGGTAAATACCGGGTCTACTCCGAGGCTCTTCAGGAACTCTGTGACCAAAGGGCTTTGTTACCTAAAGATGTGCATGTGAACATTTTCGTAAAATGGGAGCTAGTTTCATCCGGGGACAAGGACCCGAGGATTATTTCGCCTCGGTCCCCTAAATACAATATTCTGCTTGGGCAGTACATTAATAAAACAAATGAACTGTCCATTTACCATGGTATTGATACTCTGTGGGGAGAAGTTTCAGTCTTCAAGCATTGCAACTTGCAAGCGATGGCTACCGAAATTGTGAGGAAATGGGAATCATTCACCTCTCCAGTAGCGGTAGGGCTGGATGCAAGTAGGTTTGATCAACATGTATCGAGGCAAGCTTTAAACTTTGAGCACTCTGTTTACAGGCGACTGTGGCCAGGTGATTCCGAGCTGAACAGCTTACTTAGATGCCAACTTGTAAATTATTGCAAGGGTAAAGGTGATCTTTACGATTTTGAGTATAAAGCAACTGGCAGAATGTCCG